TTTAAACGAGTTAGACATGGGTCAATCCCTGCATTTTTGCAAGGTATGACCAGTCAGATCTTCGACAGAGAGACAGGAAGGATGTTTTGCTATGAAGATTATACCCCACAATCTTGTGGTAGTATTTCAAGTGATTTTCCCACTATTATTGAGTCTGTACGACAGATATGTCTTACATTCAAGAAAGTGGAAATACCCTGTACCCCGAAAAGGGTCCAGGACTCGCTTGACAACTTCGCAGCAATTGAGCGATCTTTTGACGAGTTTTCTGTTCCGACAGAAGAGTTGTCACGTTTTCGTGAAGTCTCTTCTTTGCTATGGGATACTATGGTTTCTGTTTTTTCAGTTAACCAGTGTATTCCTAAGCATGGACCAGGAGCTACCGCTGAGAGAATCTCTGGAAATCAGAAATTCATTTGGCGGCGTTGGCATGATCGTCTTGAGCCTTATTTCCCTCTTGTTGATAACGGGTATCCTTTGGGTACTCCGGTCAACGCTGAGGAGCTCAAAATTGTATCGATCATACCGCGGGATGAAGAGCAGCCCGTAAGGGTTGTTTCAGTCCCGAAGACTCTCAAAAGTCCCCGCGTGATTGCAATAGAGCCCTGTTGCATGCAATATGTGCAGCAAGGAATTCGAGATTATCTTTATGATAAACTCGAAAAGTACTGGCTGACAGCTGGTCATGTTAATTTTCGTGATCAGTCTGTCAATCAGCAGCTCGCAATTACGTCGTCAATGACAGGTCGATTAGCAACGATCGATCTTTCAGATGCAAGTGACCGAGTTCCTCGGGATCTTGCTCTTGAGATGTTTCGGTTTAGTCCTGATTTAATGGACTCTATCGACGCATGCCGTTCGACGAAGGCGCAACTACCTAGTGGCCAAATAATTGGTCCACTAAAGAAATTTGCGTCTATGGGTAGTGCTCTTTGCTTTCCAGTGGAGGCCATGTACTTCTACACTGTCTGTGTAGTGGCTTTGCTGAAAGCGAATGACCTTCCTATCAAGCCTAGTAACATATTTAAGGTTACTAGGAACTTGTATGTCTATGGGGATGATATTATTGTTCCCACAGACAATGCGACTATTGTTCTCGATTACCTACA